GCCTTGCGAGCCTCGTTTGACGGCAGGTCTTTACCACCCATTCGCATGATGTACTTGAGCGCATTACCACGGTAGAACCCCACCTGCTGCTGAGCAGGCCATGTGTCGATTACGTCCCACGGCTGGACCTTCTGGGACTTGTAGTGCGTGCCCCCGACTTGTGTATCTCTTGCGCTCATTTCATGTCGTCCTGTAAAAGCAAATTGCTGGTTTTCAGTTCCAGCTTCAGGCACTCGTTTTCGTAGTGCATCTCACGAAGTCGTTCGTATGCCGCCTTAGCGAATACGATCAGATGCTCCTTTTCCCAGTGGTCGAAGTCAGGTGTGGTTTTGGGATCGTTCAGTTCAGGTGTTCTCATGTCATGCTCAAAGTAAGTTTTTCGATTTCATTCACGTAATAGTCGAAGTCCACAGGCAGTTCTCCGGCATCACTGATGTCGTTGCATACCTGCACACCCCAACCGCTTTCGACGGCGAACTTGCGCCATTCGGTCTTACCCTTCAATGGCGGCAACCACTTGAACAGACGCCCTCCACCTTTGGCGACGTAGTACCGGGTGATGTTCTGAATCTGCTGGTGCTCACCATCCTTCTCGATGGTCAACCGACCAGACCGTGGCACCTTGGCGCGCAGCATAAAGTCCATGATGTCAGGATGTACTTCGACACTGGACCGGATTGGTGCACCGTGGACCAGTACCTGTTCTGCCACCTTGGGCACCACCAGTGCAGAGTGGTTCTGGTGCCACTCTAGGTCGTGCTCATAGGCACCCTTGCGCTTGACCTTCCCGTTGGTGTAGACCCCAACGTAGTTGTTGCAATCTCGAATGATCATGCGGGAGTAGATTGCTTCCTCAAGCTGGAGTCCTGTGGCGACCTCCCACTCATGACGAACCTTCTCCAATTGATCAACCTCAGACCGTTTGATCTTGACAGTCAGCCCGTCCGTGTTGCACTGTGTCAGTTCAGCATCTGTCCACTCCATGATCAGTTCGGCCAACTCGCACAGCAGCAACTGACCATTGAGTGTGATCGACATGGTGAACAGCGGGTCATAGAACACGCTGAATGGATTGTTACTGTCGCCGTACACCCCATTGAGCGCCAGCTTCAGCATGGCGTTCTCAGCCGATCCCTTGGGGTACGACTTACGCTGTTCATACAGGTTCTTGTAGATCGTGCAGAAGGTCTTACCCAGGTGCTGCGGGTGAAATTCGTTGACGATTGCCAAGTTAGGATAGTACGAACTCACATCGAGGTCAATAATGACGAACTCATCGTCTGATTCGACAATCGTGTTCTCAACTGACCCGTGCACACCACCCAAACCAAAGACGAATGTGAACCCGTTGACCGTGCAGGTTACATCCTCAAACACACCCTTAGTCTCGGTGATGACCTGACTCTTGAGCCAGTTCAGAACCCGTGTCAGTTCAGGGTGTTCAAACTGAATCGACGGGAGAATGGCATCCTTGAGCGCGATGGTCGGGCGCTTGGTCTGCCGTGGTGTGCGCCCCATAGCACCATAGTCGTAGCAGGACACCCCGGCCTCTTCCAGCTTCAGGGTGAAAAACTCTTTACCGATCTTGGTGTCGTTGAAGTTGATCCAGTCCTTGCCGGGGTACAACGTGTTCAATTTTTCACGGAAATTGATCATGTCCCGAGAATATGTATAGAACTTCTTGGTTTGCTGTACATCATGCGCGTTGTACTGCTTGATCAGGTTCCTCTCAGACTCCTTGACCATGGTACCCACCCGGATCGGCAGGTCTTCCACAGTGTCGCTTCGCATGTTGAACTCAAGCACCTTCAGACTGGTGGATCGCGCCTTATTGTCGAAGTGATGTATCTTGAACAGGTCAACCTGTTCGACAAAACGATCAGACTGGTAGACCATGTGGGTGAACTTGTCCGAGTCCTGAGACTGGATGATTGACATGGCTTTCTGATACAGGATGTCAGCGGTAGCGTGACCCATCTTGATGAGCATGTGCAGCACTGGGTAGTCGAACCCGAGGTTGTTGAAGCCCACCATCCTGGCGTTGTTGTCGCGCAAGTAGGTCAGGAACTCGATGATCTCTTTCGAATCGTTGCGCCACTGACTGATCTCGAATGCCCACTTGAACGGTGTGTCAGCTTGCTCAACAGCCAACGTGAAGATGTTGGGGTATGTCTCGATGTCGTAGATGAAGTCGTTACTCATAGGATTCTTCCGCTACGATACGAGGGTGATCGTTCCCGTACAGCGTATAACCGATCAGCGTCACATGTGGGTTTTCGGGCCTGATGATGAGCAGGTCAAGAGCACTGTCAATATCCTTGGCAATCACCACCGCTGTCAATGGGTACCTGTCCATGTGCAGCCACTTGATGGTGTAGATGTTCATTTTCATTACTCCTTACTGTTACAGGGGAGGTGCCCCGCCTCGATTAGCAGGGATTAGGACGGACTACCGACCCACCACTATTTCAAATCACGACAAGAACGATGGCATCCCCTGCATGAACGGGGGCACAGGCATCGCGGGTGCAGCACTTGGACCTGCAGGTGCAGCAACAGCACCAAAGATACCCGTCACATCGACCGTACCACCATCACCAAACGCTACATCGTCACCAGCGAACTGGAGGGCAATCAGGTCACAGCGAACACCGCGACCGTGACTGTTATCCTGCAACCATGGCTTGATGGCAGCATTGACACGGCAACCGCCGTACATCTTGCGGGTCAGTTGCTGGTAGGCCATGGTGTTGGCCGGGTCAATGGGTTTACCGTCAGCTTGGATGATCTGTGGAGGGGTGTCACGGCCCACGGTGATGTACATGTGACCATCGTATCCGTCGTAAGGCTTGTACGTCTTTTTGGACAGCTTCTCGTTGCCGCTTCCGTAGCAGCGAGACTTGCGATCCTGGTGGATCATCTGCATCACCGTGTTGGCGTGCTCTTTCCACTTCTCAGCGGCCATGGTGGCGTACAGTTGCATGAACTGCCTGTAACCGGGATGGTCGGGAAGAGTCAGCAACTCGCAGTTGTACGAGATGCGTTTGGAACCATCGGGTTGGTCTTTCGATTGTGGTTCCGCGATGTGGGGGAACGAAAGGCGAGCATTACTGATAAAAATGATTTCTGACATTTGAGTTACCTCTTTAAGTTACGAGAGCCATGCTGGCAGGGAATCCGCCACTGGTACACTTTCAACCGCTGCGAACATCGGAGCGGCATTCATGATAACCGCAGGACGGCTATCTGATTCGGGAACGATGGTCAATTTTCCGGCCAACTTCGTCACATACTCAGCATCAAGGGTCTTGCGCTGACGCTCTGTCAACTGGACCCGAACCTTCTCACCAGCCTTGGTCTTCTCCCAAGTCAGTTTCTCGGCTTTGGCGACACTGACCAGCTTGGTTTCCCATATGTGATCCTTGGGTACACCCATGCGCTTCAACTTCTCGGCAATCTGGTCATCGGGCAGGTTCCAGTTGCGTGACCCACGACCATTGACCGCCTTCAAGCCGGGGATCGAGATACCTGCCTTGAACCGCTTCAGTGCTTCCTCTTCTACAGAGTCCAGCAACTGACGCATCAGTGGTGCCCCTTCCATGATCTCCCTGATCTGTTGATCAGTCATCGTGTTGGGGTCCTTCGATGCCGTCTGGTGGCTGATCTCATCGGCAGGTGCAGACTGAACCATAGGTTGGAACATGACACCGATGTCCTTCATGACATCGGTAGCCAGTGCTGAACAGGAACCACGAGCACGGCAGTATTTACACTGTACCTCACCCGGCACCAGTGGTGCGTTGGGGTTGTCCGTTGCCGCAGCTTCGACCACGATCTGACCAATCTTCCCAAGCATCTCCTGAACCGTCACTGTGTGTGAACTGATCGGGTTGAGACCCCTCAGCGCCAGCTTAGGTTGAATGATGGTCATCGTGATCGTGTCGATTGGATACTCAGCATTGATTGGCAGCTTGTACCCGGCCAACACACCGAAGGCGTACTGTTCGAGTTGATCATTGTTCTCAGCACTGACAGGATTGAACCCGTCCTTGTAGTCGATGATCTCCACATTCCGACCCGTGACGATCTGAACGTCAACAGTACCTGACAGGTCTTTGCGACCAAGCAGGTGCTCAGGGTTGACCCGAGATTCAGCAAGAACAGTCGCACTATGGTTGACTCTCTCACCAAGGTAGTCCACGGCAATCTTGACACGTTCTGCACGGGCACGATCCACAACGAACTCGCCATCATGGTCCTTCATCTTGAGACCGACCATGTTCAAAGGGTCAGCGAGATCGGCCTTGATGCAGTGCTCAAGCAGGGTGTGGGAATGAGTCCCGTCAACCGCTGACGGACCTGACGGCTGGTCAGGCAGACCGATAGTCTCCCGGACCGAACCGGGGCAGCGTTTCCACCGA